GGTCAACGCCTTGGTAAACAATGGCTCTGTTGCAGAAGGTTACACAGTTAACAACTTCTTGACAGATCCAAATGCTTACTTCCTGACAACTGACGTTCCAAACGGTATGAAGCATTTCGTTCGTACTCCTTTGAGCCAGTCAATGGACGGGGATTTCGATACAGGCAACGTTCGCTACAAGTCTCGTGAGCGTTATTCTTTTGGTTGGTCTGATCCCCTCGGTATGTGGGGTTCACAAGGTGCTTAATTAGCCCCTTGGCTTTACTAAGACCCCGCCCTAAAAAGCGGGGTTTTTTCTTTATAAAATGTTTGCACAAACCTAAAATAGTAGTAAGATGGTGGAAACTGGGAAACCAGCTTATTAAACTGTCCCAGCAGACGCATACACGATTAATAAGCTTACTTTGTATGGAGAATTACTATGGGTTTCGCTACTCACTTAGGTCCTTGGCTACTCGGCACAGTTAAAAACACTACTGGCACTACCGTTGGTACCGTTGCAAATACTGGTACAACTATCGTTTCACAGACATTTAAGCGTGATTACACAGGTACAACCGTTGCAGCTCCTTCAGTATTGACTATTGCTTGCTTACCAGCTGGTGCACAGATCCTTGATATTTACGTTGATACGTTAGTAGCCTTTACAGGTTCTACCGCTGCTAACATGATTATCGGCAAGTCTGGTGATACCAATGCATATTGGGCTACTACTGACATTACTACTGCTGGTCGCCAAGCTACTACAAATGCTGACTTAGCTAACTGGGCTGGCGCTGCTACTACTGCTGCTCCTGCTGGCGAAGGCATTGGTTCTACAGACGTATTGGTTCTTGCTACATTGTCACCAACTGTTGCTACTGTGACTGCTGGTACTGTTCAGTACACAATCGTTTATGCGGTTAAGAACTCAAACGGCGCACCTACTCAGTCAACATTTGAAAATTAATCTCATGGGCTAGGGTTTTCCCTAGTCCTCTTTAACATCTTAGGAGATTAATTATGGCAATGCAATATGATGTAAAACAAGGACATTTAAATCAAAGCGGTTTCTTTGTTCTTGGACGCAATCGTGTTAAAGGCGTTTCTTTTTATGGCGGTGGTGGAACTTTATCTTTGTTTGATACAACCACAGCTCCAGTAACTGCAAGCGTTACATATGGTCGTTCAGGAACTACAGTAACAGTTACCAAAACAGCTCACGGTCTCAATACTGGAGACATTGTAGGTATTCACTTTAACACTGGTACTGGCGGCGCTGCTACTGATGGAAACTATTCTATTACTAGAACAGGCGCAGACACGTTTACGCTAACCGACATCAATACTGGCAATATTACAGCTACTCCAGCAGCAGTTTATGTTAGTGGTGCAAACCGTTGGTTGTTAACCTATGAAACTCATGCATCAGACGAGTTCCAAAATGCTCCTCTTATTCCTGGCGAAGGCGTACTGGCAGCAAATGGAATTTATGCCTATATGAGTGGTATTGACGCAGCACAAATTTACTACGGATAAAAAATGTCTGAAGAGCTAAAAGCAGAGGCTTCGTTTAGTTTAGTAGGTAGGAAGATCATGATTGGTCTTCCCGCTTATGACTTTAAGGTATCTGTAAAGCTGGCTATCGCATTAGCCAGTTTTTGCGTTGAGGCTCCTAAACACGGTATTCAGATCCAGATTTGCAACATTTCTGGCTGTTCCGTTGTTTCTCGTGTCCGCAACCTAATCGCTAAAGACTTCCTTGCCTCAGACTGCACGGACTTAATGTTTATCGACTCTGACATTAACTTTAATGCAGAAGACATCTTCCGCTTGATGGCTTGGAATACAGACCCTAAGAAGGGTATTGTTGGCGGCGTTCCTGTTGCTCGCAAAAAAGGCAGTATCTATATCTCCACATTAGACCAAGACGCTGATGGCGGCATCTATATGAACGCATATGGTCTAGTTAAGGCTAAACGGCTTGCTACGGCGTTTATGTTGATCCGTAGGGAAGTGTTTGAAACACTGCGTGATAACCACCCAGAGTGGCAATACCACGATGATAGGGTCGAGAACGGACACCCAGACAAGATCTGCTATTCATTCTTTGACTTTAAGTCTGAACCTACTGGCTATGTTGGCGAAGACTATACCTTCTGTGACCGTGCTTCTGCTCATGGATATGAGATTTGGATTGACCCAACGATTAAGTTAGGTCACATGGGCATTACTGAGTTTGAGGGTTCGTTTGGTGAAGAGTATCTTTACCCACTCATTCGTTCAGTAGATTCTAAAAAGGATGCTGCGTAATGGCTACTAAGAAAAAAGGTGTTTCTTTAGCAATAGGTCGTGGTGAGAAGCTGCCTGTATCTAAGGGCGCTGGGCTTACCGCCAAAGGTCGTGCCAAATATAACGCGGCTACTGGCTCTAATTTAAAAGCTCCACAGCCTCAAGGTGGTGCTCGTAAGAAGTCGTTCTGCGCCCGTATGTCTGGTATGCCTGGTCCTATGAAGGATGAGAATGGCAAGCCTACAAGAAAGGCTGCCTCTTTAAAGAGGTGGAAATGCTAGATATGATGGAGCTATGGACTGGTGGGTTGACCATATTTATGGCGCTAATTGGCTATATCATGCACGAAAAGTTCAATGAACTTGGGCGTATTAGTATTTTATTAAACAGAACAAGAGAAGAGGTTGCCCGTGATAATGTTACTAAAGCAGAAGTTGATCGCATTATGGAGCACATTGATGCTCGCTTTAACAAGCTTGAAAGCAAAATTGACCAGCTTATTCAAAGGTAAATAATGCCAAGCGTATCTAAAAAACAACACGGGTTTATGGCAGCTGTAGCTAACAACCCTAAATTCGCCAAGAAAGTTGGTGTTTCTAAATCTGTAGGGGAAGAGTTTATGAAAGCAGATAAAGGTCGTAAATTTAAAGAGGGCGGCGCCCTAAAACAAACCGATGCTGAGAGCAATCCTGGCTTAGCTAAACTACCAACCGAAGTGAGGAATAAAATGGGTTATATGAAAAAAGGCGGCATGGCACACTCAGATATGGCTAAAGACAAGCCAATGATGAAAAAAGTAGCCAAAGAAGAAGTTAAATCACATGAAAAAGCTATGCATGGCATGAAAAAAGGCGGTATGGCTTGCGCTCCTAAGAAGATGGCTAAAGGTGGTCAACTTTCTAAGGCTGACGGCTGCGCTGTAAAAGGCAAATCCAAAGGCAAGATGATCGCTATGAAAAAAGGCGGGGCTTGCTAACATGAAGATGAAAAGGAAAACACGTAAGTTTGCCGACGGCGGGTTTTCCACCGCTGAGGGTGAAAACAAAAACATTAGCGACGACATTCGTGCCCGTGCGCTGCGTTCAGTTATGCCTGACGATTCTCCAGCGGGTACTACTGGCTACGGCGAACAGAATGACTTGCCAGAGACAAAGACTGTAACTAAGACTACTGTTTCTAAAACTCCAGCTAAGCCAAAAGGTGAGTCTGCTGACGAGTACAAGACCCGCATGGAGAGCCTAGTTGAGAAGCAAGCGCTTAAGCGCGTTGAGCCTGAAAACTACATTCCTGGTACTGGACTATTAAAAAACTTGCTTAAACGGGGTTTAAAAACTATTGGACCCGCTAAACAGTTAGAAAACAAAGCAACTAAGATGCTGCCATACGATAAAGCTGGAGCAATGGCTAAAAAACGTGGCGAACGCGCAACTATTCGTGACATTGAGATGAAGCGTGGCAACGCTAGAAACTACGGTATTGACCCTGACGCACCTGGTTCTGCTTCTGCACTAGAGTCTTTACGTAGAAACATTGGTTCTGGCGAGTTTGCAATGAAAAAAGGTGGATCTGTAAAGACTTCCGCTTCTAAACGGGCTGATGGCTGCGCTATTCGTGGGAAGACAAGAGCATGAGAGCTAGCCGTGGTATGGGCGCTATAGCCCCCTCTAAAATGCCTACTGCTAAGAAGAAAGCCCGTAGGGATGATACCGACTTTACCCAGTATAAAGAGGGTGGTAAAGTGAATGCTGCGGGTAACTACACCAAGCCAGAGATGCGTAAGCGGATTGTTTCTCAGGTTAAGGCAGCTGCAACCCATGGTACTGGGGCGGGTCAATGGTCTGCTCGTAAGGCGCAGTTAGTAGCTAAGAAATACAAAGCCGCTGGCGGTGGGTATAAATAATGTTTAAATGGTTCTGGAGACTAATCAATGGCACTAGCCAAATCCCAACGGAGCCTCAAAGCGTGGGGCGACCAGAAGTGGACAACCAAGTCAGGAAAACCGTCGTCCGAAACAGGCGAGCGGTACCTGCCAAAAAAAGCAATCCAGTCGCTAAGTCCGCAGGAGTACGCAGCAACAACAAAAGCAAAACGAGCGGGAAAAGCACAGGGAAAGCAGTTCGTCCCCCAGCCAGCAAAAGTAAAAGCCAAGGTAAAGCCGTTTCGAAAGGTAAAGTAGTATGACCACATCAGGCACTACAGCGTTCAACTTAGACCTTAATAACCTCATTGAAGAATCTTTTGAGCGTTGTGGACAAGAGTTGCGTACTGGCTACGATATGCGTACTGCCCGTCGCTCCCTGAATCTATTGACTGTAGAGTGGGCTAACCGTGGTATTAATCTGTGGACTATTGAGCAGGGGCAGATCCCGCTTGTCACAGGTCAAGCTATTTATCCTGTGCCTGTCAACACTATTGACTTACTAGATACAGTAGTGCGTCAAAACAACGGCGTTCAAAGCAATCAAATTGATATCAACATCAGCCGTATTTCTGAGTCTACCTACTCAACTATCCCTAACAAGCTGACCCAAGGTCGCCCAATTCAGATGTGGTACAACCGCCAAAGCGGTATGAGCAATCCTACAACGGTGGTTCTGTCAGGTAATATTTCAGCTACGGACACCACAATTACTTTGAGCGATGCGAGCCAGCTAGCTAATGCTGGATTTATTCAGATTGGTAACGAGATTATTGGCTATCCAAATGCCTCTGGAAACCAGTTGATTAACTGCTATT